CGCCTTACCCCTTTATTGCGGGCTTGTGCATAAACATCGTCAAGGCTTTCAGCGCATAATTTTGTACCACCTTTCATTTTGACAGGGGTAAACGTCTTTCTCTAAACAAATCTGTTTCATAATGCGTTCAGATTTTTACCTGTTCCCGTGTATTAAATTGTTTATATATAATTAAACGCATTACAAAATAAAAGGTTTCAAAAAAAGCAAAATATTTTTAAAATATTTTAAAATACTTCATAAATAGTTTGTTACTGATTTTTTAAAACCAATATTAAAAACGTTCGTTAATTTTGTATAAAAGTTTCAATAATTACTGAAAGTTATGAAAGTAGAAAGTAAGAATTTTTGGTTAGACATGTTCCCGGAAAACGCAAGCCGTCCGATTTTTGAGCGGGTAGATTCTGAATTGCAGATAAATTTACTTTCTGAGATTGGAGGGGATTTTTGGGGAAGCGTATCAATTACAAAAGATTCTTTCTTGCAAGCTATTCAGGACAATAGGGACGTTGAAAAAATTACGGTTAATGTTTCCTCTTTGGGTGGTGATGTTGATACGGCTTTGTACATTAACTCACTAATCAACAAGCAACGAGATAAAGCGACTGTATTTTATTCCGGTATCGTTGCAAGTGCAGCGACGTGGTTAGGCTCAGACGTTAAGCGGGTTGCTGCACCGAGCACGGTTTTTATGATTCACGAATCCGGCACGATTGCGGGCGGCAATAAATCCGATTTTACTGCGGCGGCTCAAATGCTATCTGTAATTGATAATTCAATTTTTGGGATTTACTCCGCAATGACCGGACTACCAATACAATTCTTTCAGGATAAAATTAATGCAGCGGGTGGCGAATGGTGGGTAAGTGCTGAGGAGGCCCTACAATTAGGTTTGATTTCTGAAATATCAAATTTTGAAGGGGCGACAGACGTTCAGCCAATCCCGAAAGCAACAGCAAAACAGTTTCAAATTACTAATAAGTTATACATAATGAATGAGAAAAGTATTTTAGAGAAAATCAAAAATTTACTTTTGGGGGGCGGTGATGAAGGCGAAGGCCAAGAAAACAAGCCGACACCCGTAGTAAAAAACGAGCTTAATCCCGATGAGCGGGCGGAACTTGACGCAGTTATAGCCCAACAGCGGGAACGACTTGATGAACTTGAGGCGTTAATCGCACGGTTTACGGCTGACGCAGAAGCGAAAGCAGAAACGGAAAACGAACTGAAAACGCAGGTAGAAAACCTTAAAAAGCAGGTAACGGCTGCGAGTATTTCAGCAACTACACAAAGGGTTGAAAACAAACAACAAGAGCAAAATGACACCATGTCAGAAGGCGCAAAAAAACTATTAAACAAGTATTCAAAATTTCTAACGAAGTAAAAAGATGTTGAAAGAATTAAATGTTACATTAGGGGTTGAAGAATTAAAATCTATTCTTTTTGAGCCCGTTATTGATGATTTGGAGGCAAAAGGGATGCGAGTAGTTGAAACGCAAATTACTGCCTATGTGGGTTATGTGCCTGCGGTACGTGGTTTTATGCGTAAATCTACGGGGTGCGGGTCTGTGAATTATGCTACCGTTGCGCCGGATAAAAAGACGTTTACCCCTGTCAAAATGAAAGGTGGTACAAAATTATGCGCTGAAAGCCTTGACGATGTTTATGCACAAGCCCGCAATAAAGGGGTAAGGCGTGCAGAAATTACGGGCACTATCTTAGAAACTTTGCTAATTGATAGCACGATGGACAGCCTTATGTCTGATATTCACACTCAGGCATGGTTAGGGAATACCGGAAGCACCGACCCGCTTTACACCCCTTTCGATGGAATTTGGGAGCAGGCGATTGCAGACGGTGCAATCACTGCATACACAAGCGGGGCCTCCGGTACGGCTATGACCTCAGGGCAATCTATTACAATGTTTTCTGACCTTGTAAGTGGTGTAAATACAAGCAGCGCACTAAAGGCACAACTAAGAAAAGGGGAAGGCGTTACACTGCACGTTTCTTATTCTGTATATGAAAATTATATGGAATATCTTGAAAGCATACAAGGAGTTGAGGCGGCTTACAGGCTTTTGCAAGACGGGACACGGGCGTTATATTGGAGAGGTATCCCCGTAATCCCTCACCAAATTTGGGACGCTTATGCAGCTGACAGCGATATTGATTTCGGATCTGGTGTAACTACTGACTTCAATCTCGCAATGCTTGTTGCTGATGGCAATTTGGTTACGGTAATGGATACTATTTCGCCTGCCTCTATGGTGGAAATGTGGTATGACAAAAAAGACGAGTTGAACTATGCAAAAGCGGCTTATTTACTAACGTCGGGTTACGTAATGAGCAATTTGGTTGCTATTAACTACTAAAAAGGGAGGTAAAATATTATGCTTACAGCAAATTATATACAATCAGTTTGTGCGAGTGCGGGCGGTATCGTTAAGTTGTGGGTCGCCGTTTCTACGGCGGTAACCGGCTCAACAGCGGGCACAGGCTTAGAAATTTCCGCTTTTGCGGGTTCGGGGTCTTTCTTTTTTCGGTTTGACGGGTTCGACACCGGAGAATATGTTGAAACGAAAGCGGAGGGCCGTGGCAAAAGCGCATACACCCAAGTATTAACCGTTACGTTTAATGCAATTCCGAAGGCGTTGCTGGACGCCATAAAGGATTTATCAGACGAATGCGGTCTTGTTTTGGTTTGGCAGGACGGTAACGGCGACTATTGGACGGCGGGCTATGGTATTGCGGGTTCTGCTCCTTCCCGCCCGTTATCTCAATACATTTCGGATGTAGTAGGAACAACCCCTGGCGACATTGTAGAGAATCAAACGGAAGTCGTTACGTTTACCGGAATCGGAATTGAGCCGAAGCGTAAATTCACGGGAGACACTACGACGGCTCCATTCAACTAACTCCTTTTCGTTTTGTGTTTTTCATAATACCGAAAGCGGGCAGGCTTACCGCTTGCCCGCTTAGGTTTTAAAAATGTTCCACGTGGAACACTTACAAATAAAAATATGCCGAATTACAAAATAAAGGTAAAAGAAAGACATACAGAATTATGTGAAACCCTGACTTATTACAGTAAGTACGGGACAATCAAATACAACGCACCGGAAGCGGAATGGAATGAATTTTTAAAAAACGTTTTGCCCTCAGAATTGGAAAACGTACTAAAGGCGTTATCAAATCATTTGGATATTTATGAAGCAGAAACCGAAAACGATACAGCGGAGGCGGCCTCAGCCGAGCCAAACCGGACAAAGAAAAAAGGTAAGTAATGCGATTGAGATAACCGTAAATTCTAAAAAGATTTATGAGAGTGAATTAACTGCGCAAAATTTGAGCCGTTATTCTGGCCACTACGTTCCGTTTTTTGAGGATAAAGACAAATATTTGCAGTTCTTATACTTTGCCGCAAAAACGTCAGGCACTCATTCGGCGTGTGTAGCGGCTAAAACTTCATTCACATACGGCGCAGGAGTTAAGGCTTTGCAATCCGGCACTGAAAATACTGAAGCTACGGCAAAATTAAAAACGTGGCTTGATTCTGTGAACGGCAAAAGGACAAAAAACGGCAAAGAGATTAAAAACGGTATAGCCGACTATTACCGGACGGGAAACGCTTTTTTTGAACGAGCTGAGAAAGACGGGGTGGTTAATATCTATCATATAAGCACAAAGAAAGCCCGTATCAAAAAAGATTATTCTGGTGTATTGGTTTCTGCTAACTTTTACGAGGGTGCATATTTGGCAGGCGATGCCCGTTATTTACCATTTTTCCCAAATCAGGAAAAGGATGATGATGGAGTTTTGAGGTCAGTCATTCACGTTTGCGGGGATAAAATTAGTAACGAGTACTACGGCGAGCCTGATATCGTTTCTGCTTTGATTGATATGGAAATTGAGTACCGGATAGGGAGTTACAATAAGGCAGAATTTGATAACGGCTTTAAGCCCTCTACTCTTATGCAGTTTGTGGGAGATTATGAAACAGAAGAGGCGACCGAGTATTTAACCGAAATGAAAAGCAAATTTACGGGAGATGGAAACAACGGGAAAATGGTTCTGCAGGTTGTGCCAAGTAAAGAACTTTTTGCAAACCTTTTGACGCTTAACGCAAACACAGACGGCAACTTCTCAGAACTTTCTGCACGGGTAGAAACCAATATTTTGAAAGCGCACCGATTGCCGAAAGTATTAGCAGGGATTCCGATAGCGGGGAAATTAGGAGGAGATACGAAAGAAATACAAACGGCGTATAATTACTGTTTAAGTACTGTAATTTACCCGATTCAGTCGGAACTTTTAACGCAATTGTCTGAGCCGTTTTTTAACTTTGTTTGCGGTACGGGTTTTGGGTATGAAGTTATTGATAGCCCTCCAATTACTCTATCCGATTCGATTGAGGGTCAAAGTGTATTGACCATAAATGAGCAACGTGCCGCAATCGGCTACGAACCAATTACCGGAGGCGATATTTTAGGATATGCTTTAGGTATTGATTTTGCAAAAATATTGCAGCCCGCCGACGTACCAACAGACACGAAAATAAAAGAAAATCAATGATAATCACCGGAAACGAAATAGTAAACCGCCTACCAATAGCCAAAACTTTTGACATTGGTAAACTAACGGCGCAAATTGATAGCGTTATTCGCCAATATTTAAAGCCTCGTTTAGGCTTAGAATTTTATGAAGCAATCAATACGGATAGAATTTCATTAGGAGCCGGCAGTCCGTTTGCTGTGTATAATCCTGCGACCGCTTACACGTTAGGCGATACGATTATTTTCAACAACGTAGCTTTTGAATGTATCGCAACCCCTCCGGCGGCGGGCTACAATCCTACCCAGGTGCTTTATTGGGCTTATTACGCACCATTCACAACGGCAAAATATAGAAACCTTTGGATGGATGGCGGGTTGTTTGATTTCATTTGTAATGCCGTACTTCTTGAATCCTTACCATTCATTCATTTGACCGTACAAAGTAGCGGCGTTTCGGTTGTTTCCGATAGTTTTGGAAATGCTGCGAGTAATACAGAAGTTGAGCGGCTTTTAAAAACATTTGCAGAACGCACCGAAAGCGGATGGGTTCAGGTGTTTAATTTTTTGACGCTTACAAATACAGCACTCAATATTGACAATCCCACATTATACCCTTTATTTGCAGAAAATTGCAAGCGTTCAGGAAAGGGTAATGCCAAATTTGGAATAATATTTTAACCTTAAAACCTAATCAAATTCATTAAACTTAAACGGTTATTTTTACGAATGAAAAATTTATTATATGGTTTCAGAAAATTTAAAAATGTTGTTGTACCTTATCATTATTCTTTTCTGGTTCTTTTATTGCGTGATTGCTGTGGCGATGGCGTATCTTGGAATCGCTTGGATGTTGACAAAGGAAGCCGAGCCGGAATTGATAGGGAAAGTCAATTTTTCGCTTGTGGGAACTATGATGGTTTTCCTCAGCGGGGTAGGAATAAGCGCAGGCATAGCGTTTTTCCTAACCTTGTGGCAAAAAATACCCTTATAGCGGTTGCTGTTTTTATCGCTTTTATTATTTCGGTTGTTTTCTCTTTTTTCTCTGTTTTGTATGTAATGGGATAAATGTTCCACGTGGAACATTTTACGAATAAAAGTAGGTTTCAGTATAGATAAATAAAACGCCCGTAGTCTGTGAAGATTTACGGGTTTTGTTTACGCAAAAAAACCGGACAACCTCACGGCCTCCGGTCTTCTTCTTTTTTAACCCACTTAATTAATTACACTATGAAAAAACATTCATCACCATTTTAATTTTTCCGCTTTTTTCTAAAAAACATTTCCCTGATTGCAACCGAAAAGAGCCAAACAGTTACGATGTTTTCGGCCAAATCAATGCCGGTTAATCCATCGTGAATGTGCATATACAGCCCGACAAACAAGGAAACAAAAAACAACCCTATGTAATCTTTCACCATTTTTTAAATTTACTTTTTATGTACTGCTGAAGTACAAACGAACCGCAAGAAAAAGCAAGAGCAACCAACCATACAAAAACCGGATTTTCAACTAATCTGAGTAGCGTTTCCATTTTGCGAATTTATTAAAAAGTTCTCGTAAATCTTTCTATATTTTTTATCATACAGATATAAACTTTCGTGCTTATTCTTTGCGCTTAATGAAGTTGAGTGGTCAGTCCAACCGATTGCGCCCGCTATTTCCAAATGCGTAAAACCTGCGTCGCTCAAATAAAACGCAAGCATAGCACGATAGTCTGGTAAGGGTTGTTTTCTGCTGCCTGATATAACCTCTTTAATTGAAACCCCTACGATATTACAAAACGCCGCAATGACGTTATTCATTTCAAATACGGGGCGTTTCCGTTTCCTTTGTACGAATCGCAACTCTAAGGAAAGAATATTACTTTCGATTTCGTTGTATTCGGTTATTAAATTTTGTATTTCTTGTAATTTATCCATTATTTCAAATTATTAATAGTTTTACAATTATCGCTACAATGCGTAACGGTTTTCTGAGTTGATACTTTTACCGTCCCGCACTTGCAGCGAGCGGCAAAAAGTCCCGTCCCTTGTATTTGTGTGGACCTGCCGACTTGCAATAAGTCTGCACAATCCAAAATACCCAAAACATTATCCGGCGTTGGGGTTGTCCCGTAATCAGAAAACCACATTACACCCTCAGACATTATTTTGTAGCTGTAATCATCCCCTACCCCAAGCCCTACATTTATTTGCTGCCGTTTTACGGCGCTTGACGCCGTATTTTCAGAACTTTCAATAGTTTCTGAAAGTAGGGGAGGGGCTAGGCGTGGAACGTCTTGCGGAGGCTGTGGTGGTCTGTGGTAGCTTAACCCCTTATCAAACCCAATTCCGTACCCTTTCACGAACGCCTCCGCACTTTCTGCCCGTTTCTCCCAATCTCCTGCGACGTAACGTCTTGCGCCGTCTGGGTTGTGCTTTATTAATTGCACAACTATCCAAGCAGCACCGAGAACGGCGCAAAGGAATGAAAACGACAAAACAAAAAGTATCAATGCGCCCATTTAGATTTTTATTTTTTGTGCCTCAGTCAGTACGTTTTCCGTACTTCCTGAGTAGTTGCCCGTTAATTTCACCGTAGCGTAAAAGCCGGCTACGGTTGTAAGTGCTGCGAGAATAGTGAGTACAAGTATCATTATATGTTGCCTCCGTATGTTTGGTGTTTACCGCCAACAGAGAACCCGTCAGCCTCAAAGGTAATTGATACAGAAGTTTTTAATTTATCTTCTTTCATCAACTCAATTACTTTGCTATTGGAAACAACATTTACCTTACCGCTAAAATACAGACAGAAATTACCGCCTTTTTCATTCCTGAAAATTAATCCTCTTTTGCCGTTGAGCTCAAATTCACCTACGAATCTACTTTTAATTGATTGTACTTGTTTTTCAGAGTTACTATTGTACCCGAAAAACTCAGACTGCAATAATGGTAGAAATTCTTTTTCTGTTTCATTGATTTCAACCTTTTGGTTGTTTACGTAGATAAATTTATCGTTGTACACTTTGCAATTGAAATTCCTTATTTCTGAGATGTTTTCTAATGTGTTCATAATGCTAAATTAATTAAAGTTTGTTTATACATATATAAACGCGCTTGATTAAAAAAGGTTTCAAAAAACATAAAAATATTTTAAAAAACTTTGTGCAAATTTCACAACTTACACAAAGTCAAACCATTATGTAATGAAAAAACTTTAAATTTTATTTTCAAATAGTTCCGAATTTTCCATTTTGCTTTTGACTTTCGTATAGTTTAAAAATTTTCCTTAGTTTCTCTACGTGCTCGCAGAGAGAATCGATCCTATGGATTTGCGCTTCGTTTAGTGGTCGCCTCCCGTACAAATAAATACTGAATTGCGCCTGCGACATTCCAATAGCTTTCCCAAATTCCTGAATACTGATAAACCCCTTCAGGGATAAAACCCTTTTTTTGATACGTAATCTTTCCTTAATATCTGACATTATTTTAATCTAAATTTGTTATTAATTAATTTGGAGGCGCAAGGGAATCGAACCCTATTATTTCCGGCAAAAAAATAAAACCGTTACGCCTTCTCTGTGGCTTACCCCTGCGTGTAAATAGCCATATTTCTACACGCTTATGTGCTGAGATTTCGGGGCACCGGCATAGTCCGGCACGAATAACAACATTTCCGACAGTTCCTCAAACATCCATCTTTCAATAAAAATGCAGTCATTGCCGTACTGCATTCTTTTTAAGAAAGGCTGCGCAATCGTTATTAACCCCTTGCCGCTTGCATGATTAATGCTTTTTTGCAAAAGAATTAAAATAAGGATTGCAATTAAAAAATATAAAACCATACTTCTAAAATTGTTACTAATTTTTCAAAGGCTGCGAACGCCTCCGGATCTGCCTCAACTGTAAATACGTTTGAATTTTCGGGAACGTATGAGATAAAATTCCACTCACTCAAACCCGTTACAAACATACAAAATTGCACTTGCAGCCACCACTCGAATTTGTTTTTTCTTAGGTCGTTTCCGTTCTTGCATTCATCAAGAGCCAAAAACGTATTTACAGAATCCGGCGTTTTGATTTCCAAGCCTGCCATAATTACTCCGTTCTGAATAATTACAGCGTCAGGAGAGCAACCAAAAAACCCGCTATCATGTAGGACAAACCCACATAAATCATATTCGTTAAATACATCAAATTCATTCAGGGCGGCAGGTTCGTTTACTTTCCCGTTTCTCATTGAATAGGTTTCCACCGAGGGAAACATCAAATCCAATGATACACCCTTTTTGCGCTCGTAGCGTAATTTTCTGATGTAATCCGTTGCCGTCTTACCTTCACTTAGTTTTAGCGTTGTGGTAAGCAGTTTATGTACCTCGCTGCCGGTTATCACACCGGAGCGCAAAACGTGCCACTCTGGTGTGTTTTGGTTGCAATAATGGATTTTATGTTTCATCCTCTGTTACGAATTTATTTAACTGACCGCTAAATTTTGCTCCAAATTTTGCCGCCTTATCAGCAAAGATTTTTGCAAACCTATCATAATCAATAGCCGTTAATCCGTTGGCGGGATCGTCTAAAATCGGTTGGCAACGTGCATAAAAAACATTAAGAGCTGCCAAATCTTTCAGGTTAGCAACAGCCGCAGGGATTGCCGCTAATTTTGCCGCAGGGGTTAATTCTTTTTTTGGTTCAGGTTTCGGTAATACTACGGGTGCAGCAGATTCTATATGTTCTTTGTTAGCGTCTGCAATATCCTGAGTAGCTACGCAAAAGACCTGCATTAACATATATTTGAACGCCGCCGACATACATTTATTTATTGCTTTGTCTGCGTAATCCCGTGCCTCCCCTTTTACTACGGCAATAATATTACTGCCATCGGCTGCGTAAATCGTGTATTTTACGGTTAGTACGATGTGTAAAAATGCTGTCCCATTTTTCGTTACTCCGCTTGTTTGTTCTTTCTCCAATACTTCGGGCACTATAAAAATACCCACATCCGAAAAAACACGATTACAAGCGGTTAGGAAGTCATCGATACCCCTGAACATATAGTTCTGTTCGTTGTTTTTTTTACTTTTTGGGATTGCCCCAATTTTACCGGAAGCCTCCGGAATTAATTGAAAAATTGTTTTACCTTTCGTTTCCGTCATAATGATTTTTATTAAATTGTTTAAAAAATTGAAATACCATTAATTTCACACCTGAAAAATATCTCAAAAATTGCACGTTTTGCGTTAGCTGTTTTAAGTTGGTGCTGATCTTTAAATATTTCTTTGCCTATTTGCGCCAACTGTTTTAGCGTTAATTCATTGATAGGCGTATCAATCGGTGCGCCTCCATCAATTTCCTTTAGTACCTCTTTTTCCTCTTTTCCCAAAATATCTTTGAGTTTTGCGGTCATAATAATAATGATTTAAAAATTAAATTGTTTAAAAAGCGGTTTACGGGTTGCCGCTACCATGTTTTTTGATTATAGTTTTGCTAATTGTTCGATACACTCCTTATCAAATTCGCTGCCACTTCTATAAGAAAAATCAAAAATACGTCCGCCTCCAATAAATTCACATTTGCATACGTCTGTTTCTTTATCATAAGAAACAGAAGCGAATGAGCCAAGTATTTCGTTACCCGTCATTGATTCGCAGTTGTCAATGTTTGAATAATCAAACCACGAAAGATTGTCATTTAGTTTTTTTACTTTAACTGTTTTTGAGAAAGATTCCATAATGATTTAAATTAAATTGTTAATGCATATATAAACGCAAGGGTAGAAAAAAGGTTTCACAATTTCCCACAATTTTTTACAATATTTTCACAATTATTTGTAACGTATTGATTTACAATAGAATAAAAAATAAATTATTTTTTTGAAACCTTTATTTATTTTGTGCGTTTAAGTATATATAAACAGTTTAATTAATATTTATTATGAAATTATCAGAATTTTTAGCGCAGTATAAAAACGATGAAAGTATTATTTACTTTTGTGATGACAGGCTCCAGAATTTCTTTTATTATTATCAAGATAAAATAAACAGGGAAATAATAAGAAGCAACGCCCAAGAATTCTTAAACGAAAATGGCGTTATTTTTGCCTTTTTAGGTTTACTGGAAAGCGCAGATAATTCTCTTTTTTTATGTGAGCCTGCACTAAGAAGACAAACCCGAATCCTATTTCTGGAGTGGGCAATCTCAAAAGGGGCGCAAAATATTGAAGATTTATTTAAGCCTTTAACTAATTAATAATATAATGCATGACTATTTCAGAATTTTTGGAACTTTTTAAAAAAAGTGATTTTTGCTATTTATGTGATTTGGGGGCGGAGGGGTGGGATGATTTCTTTTTAAATGTCGATATCGACAAACAGAAAGGCTATGTAAATGACTTTTTGTCATTCAATGAAAATCACACGGATTTAAAAAGATTGTTTAGGCCCGGCATGGCTTTTCTTTTTCTGCTTAATGAAGATATGCAAAAAACTAATAAAAAGAAACTACACAGAGAAATACGGATTTTGTTTCTTGAGTGGCTTATTGATCGTGGGTATGTTTATTTTGATGATTTGCTCAAACCTTTTGCGCCCATCGAAAAACCAAAAGAAAAAGAATTTTGCTGCGGCGGTCAGCTTGGATATAAATGCGGAGGTTGCCCCCGTGATGAAGATTACGGGTTTGAATAAAAATATTTGTATCTTTAATAATTAATAATATAATGTATGAAAAACGAAGAATGTTATTTTTATTTATCTAATACACGTATGACAATTGGAGATTTGCCGTATATCGCAAAATCTGCTGATACGTTTGATATTCGGGTTTTTGATTTGGCAAACTGCGAGCCGTTGCTTGATTTGCTAAACCTGTATTACATGAGAGGAAATTACGGCGTTTCCTATACTTACAAAACCCGTGCAGAATGGTTTTGCGGGTATTTATCTTCTTTTATGGATAGGGGCGAAAAGTGCGAAAGATACGAAAAGCTGCTCACTAATCCGGTTATCAGGGTTTTTAAAACGGGCGTAAAAGAAAAAATTAAGGCATTAAATTTGTCTATAATTATAGAATAATATGATATACATTATTCAATGGGCAAACCTTGAAGTCTGGAGCGGTGCATTTTCAAATCTTGAAGAAGCACAAAATGAACTTTGGGGTCTTGGGTTCAAAATGAAATCCGACTTTCTTTTTGCAAAAAGGTCGGAATATGCAAAAATTATCCCTTTAAAATTAAAGGGGTAAAGCAAACCTTTTACCACCTAACCTCGTTATATAGTTACTAATCCGATGGAGGGCATGCCGCCGGATTAAATTGTTTGTAATCACATAAATCCGTTCAATGAGTAATACATGCCCGTATGAAAGTTGAACGGTTTTTTTTTATTTTAAAACTTATGCAACAGGAAATTAAAGAAATTAATTTTCTTTAAATTAAATTCTATGAATAGAATAAAAGTAATAAATACAAGAAAAGGATTATGCTAATTTATACAACGATTCAGCACGCTTTCAGGAAAGCAAACGAATTATCCTGCAATGAATATGTATTACTTGACATGGTTTATCATTTATCCGTAAACCCTAAAAATAAATTAGGTTGGTGCTATGCAAGTAAAGAAACGTTAGGCAATGAAATAGGCTTGACACGTCAGGCAATTATATCAATGATTAACCGACTTTGTGAGCGTGGTTTAATGGTCAGGCATGAAGAAACAAACCATTTAAGAACTACGGAAAAATGGTATTCAGTATATACGTGTAAAGAAACTTTACAGGGTGTAATCGCTGAAGCCTGTAAAGAAACTTTACACCCCCCTGTAAAGAAACTTTACACCCCCTGTAAAGAAACTTTACACAATAATAATATTAATAATAATATTTTAAATAATAATAATAAAGAATCTCTCTCTATTAGCGAAAAACCAATTTTAAATTCTCCTGAAAACCAAAAAGAAGAAGAAGAAAAAACAGGCGGTCAATGTTTAAACATTGATTATGATAAAATAAAAGAAGTCATTCGGGCCGGAATTAAAATTGAAAATGACCACATGCGCCGCACGTACATTACAAACTTAGGATTAAAACCGAATCATGAAAAAGCGGCGGCGGCCTTGGAAGCGGAGTTTGACAGATACGTAGCGTATCGGGTGCAAGAGATAACCGATTACCCCTATAATAATACTCAGGAAAAGGCGGAGGCCGCAGCCCGTAAACGCTGCACGTTCTTTGATTTCAACAAGTGGACGCTTTCAGATATAAGCAAGCAAGCAGCGGAAAAAGCTACGCAGGAAAGGCGGCAGGTCGTAACCCAAAAAGAAGAAACCAAAGAGGATAAAAATAAAAGATTATTAGACCTTTTGAAAAAAAATAAAAAATAAAATTATGAATGTACTTAGTTTATTCGATGGTATGAGCTGCGGGCAAATTGCGCTTAATAACTTGGGAATTAAAGTAGATAATTATTTTGCCTCAGAAATTAAGAGAAATGCAATCCGTTGTACTCTTGATAATTTCCCAAATACGAAACATTTGGGCGACGTAAGAAATATAAAGGGGGCTGATTTGCCTGGCATTGATTTACTGATAGGCGGCTCGCCTTGCCAGGATTTCAGCCGGGCGAATAGTGTTAGGTTGGGGCTAAACGGATTAAAATCTTCTCTTTTTTATGAGTATGTCCGCTTATTAGAAGAAACAAAACCCAAATATTTTTTACTTGAAAATGTAATAATGGATGACGTAGGGTATAATATGATTTCAGAAATATTAGGCACAGAGCCGGTCAGGATTTGCGGGAGCCGGGTTAGTGCTGCATTAAGAGATAGATTGTATTGGACAAATATAGGCCCTGAGTATTTCGATTTATTTGGGGGGCGGCGGTGCGCTATCCCTCAGCCAAAAGATAAGAAAATATTATTAAATGATATTTTGGAAAGTGGTTATTCTGATAAAAAAAAACATACGTGTTTAAATACATCGTGTGGGATAGAAGCAACACAAAGATACATGATTCACAGAAACAATACAACCGGAATGACAACCTTAATTTACACGGACGAAACGATGGTCGAAAAGAAAGGTGTAAGATATTGCACTCAGTTAGAGATGGAAAGAATGCACAATATACCGGAGGGTTACACTCGAAATTTAACCAAAAGTCAGGCCTGTAATTTAATCGGCGACGGTTGGACGGTTGGGGTAATTGAGCATATTTTCGGATTTATTGAAAAAAAATAAAAATAATTTGTAATTTTCGAAACCCTTTTAAATTAGAAACGTTTAAGAATATGTAAACAATTTATTCACTATTTAATAACTAATACAAATGAAAATCGAACAAAACGAATTATTATTTTGGAATGGGTGGATTTACATCCAAATGCCGAAATTTTTTTTATGTGTGGAGGCTTATTTGATAGATGGGGACGGGAACAGGGCAATCAATACAGACTTTGTTTACAAGGGGGAGGGAGACTATTACAATGAGCCTCCACTCACAAGAATAAACCCGAGTCAATCGACAAAGGATTGGATTATGCAACAATTTAAAACTTTAAACAATTAATTATCATGACAATCATACTTTTAAGACGAAAATTTGAGGCATTTTTAAAGCAAGTAAAAGTATCAAAATCTTTTGAACTTGGAGAAATCATACTTTTAAGACGAAAATTTGAGGCATTTTTAAAGCAAGTAAAAGTATCAAAATCTTTTGAACTTGGAGAAATCATAGAAGACGGGTATTTGTTCCCGTTATCCGTAAAGGTAAATGACCACATGATAGAAATGAACCCTAAAGGGTTGGCCAGGGTTCAACTGTACGCAGGAAATAATACTTGGATAAAATCAAATGTAGGCCTTTTGCCGTCTGAGGTTGCAAGTATTTTAAACGCTTTTTTGTAATATGGAAAACGAAAGAAACGACCGTCTTTGGCTGTGGCAGCACTTTGAAACGAAGTTAAATCTAATGCGAAACTTTTACCCGTTTGGTGTGCTCGGAAACGAGCCGCTAAGCGAGATAAAAACGGATTGGCGGTTAGAAAATCCGCTTTGGGTTATGTACAAAAAATCATTTGTAATGATGGATTACAAGGGTAATTTATCGTGCCTACTTGTTTTTGACGGACACGAAGAAGAAACAAAAAGCGGGCTAACGTATAAGGAGTGCGTAACGATTCTAACCGCTTTTGATAATGGAAAAGACTGAAAAAGAAAAACCCGCTCCGGTGGTTGCTCTACCTGATTTTATCAACGCATTCCAAATTTTTGAAATGCGCTTAGGTTGCAATAAAACGCAGCCTGAGGCATTGATAGAGATAATTTATGAAAGCATACATACAAGGTTTCCGGATAGGGGATTGAAAATGTTTAAGGAAACAATGGAACGGTACATATCGAATAAGTTAGAGGTAAAACCCAATATTGAATTATACGGGCACCCTCCACTCGGTGAGCCGCTTATTTTTTCATGCCTTTCAGAAGTGAACGCAAAAGAAGCGGCACGTGAACGGGAACGGCACGTATTAGAAAATAATAGTTTTGACGTTGAAAAAAAAGAAATGGAAATCGATGTGGCGGTTAATTTGGTAAATGAATTACTGAGTAGCTACCAAAAAGAAAACGATACTTCTTTACGTTGGGTATTTTGGAAAGAGGCATTCCGCTTGCTGTACAAAAAAGGTATTATCTTTGATTACGTTTCGGGTAGTGTGGATTTTGAAACGGGCGACGTACTGAATGCAAAAGAAGTTTGTGAGCGTGCAGCACTCAGGGCGCAAAAGACTTACCTTGATGACCTGAAATGGAGAGCGGGCACCGATAAAGATTTGAAAAACGAATTATTCATTATTCAGCATAGTCCTGAAGAGTTACGCAGGGCGGCAAGCATTCCGGCAATTCGTTTGATTTGCGATTTGATAATTGAAAACACAAAAACTATTAAGCAATGAATTTTTCAGAAAGCGACATTCAGCAATTATGTGTAACTTGGGCACGGTATCAATACCCGAATGAGTTATTTTTCGCAGTGCCTAACGGCGTGGCTTTGTACGGCACACCGGAGCAAAAGGCCAAACAAATGAATAGACTTAAAAAAGAAGGTTTGTTAAAAGGAGTGTCCGACCTGATTTTTTTTCATAAAACCAAAAAACCGTTATTTGTGGAAATGAAAAGCGCAAAGGGGAATCAATCCGACAAACAAAAGGATTTTGAGGTTAAGGCGGATTTGGTAGGCAATTATATTATTATTGATTGCTTAGCGGATTTTCAGGTATTAATAAATAATTATTACAAAAAATGATAGAACTATTAAACGTGGATTGTATGGAGTACATGAAAACGTTAAAAGATAAGGCGTTTGATTTGGCTATTGTTGACCCTCCGTATGGGATAGGGGAAGACGGAAAGAAAAATCACTCAAGAGGCGAAAGGGCAAAAGCAACACAATACACGCCAAAAAATTGGGATAAAGATTCACCGGATATTGAATATTTTAACGAATTATTCAGGGTTTCAAAGAATCAGATAATATTCGGGGCTAATCATTTTATATCAAAAATTCCCCTTGATAGTAGTTGTTGGATTGTTTGGGATAAGCTAAACGGGAATAATGATTTTGCTGATTGTGAATTGGCTTGGACTTCTTTTAATACCTCAGTACGTCAATTTACATATAGATGGCATGGGATGTTGCAGGGGGATATGAAAAATAAAGAAATTAGAATACACCCAACCCAAAAGCCGATAAAATTATATGAGTGGCTTTTGATGCGGTACGCAAAAGAGGGCAACAAAATCTTGGACACTCATTTAGGTTCAGGGAGCAGCGCAATCGCAGCCCACAATTTAGGGGTTGATTTTGTAGGGTGTGAAAACGATAAGGA